CCATGACGTCCAGCAAGGCAATGAATTCACTGGATTCAATATAGTCATTGAATGTTTCAGGATAGTACAAACGCAGATAGTCAATAAAACTTTTGCGGAGAGTTTCAAAATCGTAGCTTTGAAAGTCGGCTTCGCGGTAAGTTTGGTAGATCTGTTTCCAATCTTCAACACCAAATATTGCTGTTTGTCTTGTGGTTGTGGCCATGATTCTCTCGTATATGCTTTATTTATTGATAAAGAAAACGGCGCAGTTATACGTAACTGGCTGCACGAGTCTGCAGGTCAAAGAACACACTGAGAATTTCAGCATTGGTGGTTTGTACCACTGTGATTTCTATCTGCAAGAGAATACCATTCTCTTGGGGAAATACCTGAACATCATTCAATACCAGTCTTGGATCGCCACCACACACACGCTGTACTTCAGCACGTATGTCTTGTTGCAATTGTTCAATTTGATTTTCAAACAGATATTCCCAAATTATGGTACCATATCCTGGTCGACCCGGTAATTGCCCTTGACGAATGTTAAAGGCATTCAACAAGTCGCGTTGAATCAAATCGTAATTTGTGAGCGTAAACTTCTTGTATTGATTGATAGTATTGAAGCCGATAAATGTGGTCATACAAGTATTTACCGGTTAAAAATCAGATTTGATTTTGTTTCTTTAAATTTTGCAATTTTCGAATCAACCGGTTTATTTCAACAATTGCATCTTGCAAACCAGCAATGTCTTTTTCAAGATCCACCACAAGACTGGCACTGTATGGTTTGCCATTTAATGCTCGCGATTTTAATGCTTCAAACCCTTTGATAAACGCAACAAATTGTGTGTAGATAGCGTTGAACTGTGCAATTTTTGCATCAGCCTGATCTGGTGTGGTTGAGTCTATTTCATTTACCAAGGTGTCAAATTGGGATGCCACCGTGGCAGTTTCTTTGCGCAGTGCCTTGCGATCTGCCACAACAGCAGGGTCACGATCTTCTGATCCGTACTTGAAGCTGGGGATTTTGGCATTGCCAAATATTCTAGTGGTAGCAGCATCCAAAGTTTGTCGATCCACAGTGTTTTCTGCTTCACCTGGTGGTGCTTGTTGAGTCATTGCATCGTTGAATTTTTGATCTGCTGTGCCAATAGCAAATGCACCATCACGTGCTGTGGCGTCAAATTGTGCTTGTGCGTCTGGTGGCAATTTTCCCCGTGCCCAGTTAAATGTTTGCGCAGGACTTTTGGCAGCATTCAGTGACAAGCCGCTCAGTGCCTTGGCCGACAGTGCTGCTATGGGAATACCCAGTTGTTGCACTGACGACAAGCCTGAGCTCATCAAACTCTGTTGTGTTGTATTTTGAACAACAGGATTGCTCAGCAAATTGTCTAGACTGTTGATGCCATCTTTGCCAGTCCATACAGCAGGACTTTTTAACACATCAGTCAACGAGTTGCTGTTGTTGGTTAGATATGTGCCAACGGTGCCTGGTTTTATTAGGCCAGCAGTTTCTAACTGTGTACCACTGAATCCAAATTGCCCCACACCTCCAGTGTCAGTGATTTGATCAGCAGATTGTCCACTCAATGTGGCTGCTTGTGCAACAGTGGCTCGAACTTGTGTTGGGTTAAGTGTTTGTATGGAAGACATGGTTGGTGCAGTCTTGGCAAAATCGGCAGTGGTAATCCCATTGGTGGGCACACCTTTAAGGGTGCTGTTGTTTATGTTTGACAGTGTTTGCGTGGTAGTGTCAGTGACGCCGCTGCCAGCACTGACAAAACTTTTGCCTGTGGTACTGAATGCTGGGCCCAAGGCGCCATTGGTAGATCCAGGAACCCCACTGACTGTTTGCCCCACTGCAGCCGTTGACCCCGGTACTCCTTTAGATGCTTGATACGCGGCACTTATTGCATCTCCTGTTTTTAGTCCAACCAAGGCACCACTGTTGACTTGTTGTTGAAATACAGCGCGAGCTTGGGCTTCAGTGGTGCCCGGTGGCCCAACTACTTCAATTGCTTTTCCGTTGTAATCAAATTTGTAAGTGCTCATTTAACTGTGGCGCTCCAGCCCGCGGGCACTGGTGCAGAACCTGGTGGTGGTGATGGTTGTCCTGGTTCTAACTGTACCTTGACGTCAACACCTTTGTTGTGATAAGGATAAGGTTCATGTGTGGGTGCTCTAGGCACAATGGTTTTCAATGCTTTTTTCTGCACTTTCCAACCAGTGCTGTTGTTGAATGCTGTGTCATCCAATTCAATTGTGGCAATGGGTTTGGGTGCAGAGACCGACGGTGCTGCAGGACCGTTGAAGTCTATGCCGCCAGCAGTGAACTTTAACGCACTGCCGCCGGCCCAGGATCCGCCGGCACTTTGCAAGGCCATGGTGCCATCGGCTTTGATACCAATGGTAGCTTTGCTGTAAATTTTAAAATCTTTTTGTGCAGATATGCTCAAATCTGTGACTGCTTCTATTGTGGTGCTCTTGGTGCTTTTGACTTGTATGTTGCCGCCAGCAAACATGTTGATGTCACGGTCAGCATGCAAGTTGATGTCGCCCTGGGTGCGAATGTTTACACTGTTGGTACTGAACACATCCACTGTGCCTTCACGTCCAAACTCCAGCCATGTTTGCCCGTTGGCATGTGTGATGTAAAAAAAGTCGCCAGAATCATTCATTGTGATCTGATGACCTTTGGGTGTGCGCAATCGAAACAAAGCATTGTCGCCTTCAAGGTCACCGTCATCCATGACCAAGGTGTGTCCGCCCATGCGCCCAATTACTCGTGCATCTTCGGGTTTGATTTCATTGTTTTGTATTTTTTTACGTATGTCATCAGGTTTCATACCACCTTGATATATTGGTATGCCCGGTGTGCTGATACCAAACACAGCACTGGGAGTTTCTCGTTGACTGCTTGACCTAATGGGGCCTCGCTCAATGTCGTTGTTGAGTCCTTGTTGAAACATTGAACCTGCTACCACTGCATGTACAGGTTTGTCTCTGTCAAAAGATCTAGGTGCGTTTACTATTGCTGGATTGTGGGTGTTTATTTCGGTCACTGGCAACAATGCATCATTTGCAAAATATGTTTCTTGATTTTTATTGCCAGTAACGTAGTTTGAACTGCTGCCAATGGCAGGAACCATGTGTCCAACGCCGTTGTCGGGCGCAACACCAATGTAGTAACCCAAGTTTCTGTCACCATTGACAAATATGCATACCACCGTGATGCCAATATCCGGGGGTGTGAACCACATGCCATAGCTGTTTTGATTGCCAGGATATGTGCCCACGCCGGCTTCAGCAGTGAGATTGGAAGAAGTACTGCCAAAGAAACTGGGCATGTATCTTACTGTGGTCCACTTGGTGGGGTCATTTTCATTGCCACCTGAGAACACTTCAATGTACACCTGCAAACGGCCGCTGCGAGTGGGGTCTACATTGTTTTTTACTATCCCTGTGAATGGGCCAAAATCTGCAGGTACACCACCACGATTTTGTTTGTAGTTGGATGGAACGCCACGACTTCTTTCAATTTGTTCTGCCACTGTTTTTCCTTAACTGTCTTTTACTATCTGTTGTATGCGTTGTCTCACATTTTGCAGTGTGGTATTCAACGGCAACGGAGCATTCTGAGCTGATGTTGGATTGACTCCTGACCCTGTGGGTGCTTGTGGATACCGAGCTGGCAACAATACATCAGCTGGTTTTATTGGTGCAGCCGTAAACACCGAACTGCCACCGCCGTCCACTGCCAAATTCAGTGCTGGCGATGTGAGAGTCCCGGTGAAAGAAGACGCAGCCAACTTGCCAGCACTGGCATAAGAACTGCTGGCATTGTTGACAGAGCCAGCTGTCAATCCTTGTGGACGTGTGCCGCGACTGTTGTTAGCTTCCAAATCTCTCCGTCGATTGGCACTTTCGTCTTCAGGAGATGACGTAGTGTTAGACTGGGCGCCAGGACTCATGCCGGCTTCAGCCATGCGCAAATCATCCTTTTTGTTCTGTGGCACAGGAATCATGAACAATGTGCCAGTTATGGTTTGTTCAAATTTGCCGCCGCGGAATTCGCTCAAAACCTTGATGGCCAAGTAGGTGTTAGTCTGTTGCGGGGTACCAGGGGTATTGCCTGGTCTAGCATAAGGATCGGCCAGACCA